TACTTGCACCGTGACCTGTTCCTGCCGAATTAATTGGATTCATAACAACTAATCCTTCTACTATACCTGCGGTTGCTGGTTTAGTTATTTGAACAGTACCACTAGAGTCTATACGCATTCGTTCGGTTGCATTGCTATATAGTGTAAGAGGATGATTAGTAATTGTTCCTATAATGCCCTCATCCGAGCCAGTAACTCCTAAAATATTTGTTACATTTGGAGAAGTATATCTAATTTGATTTCCAGCAGGACCATTAACGTGTAATTTAGTACTCGGACTATCAGTACCTATTCCTACGTTGCCAATAGAATTAATACGCATTCGTTCGGTTGCCGTACTATTAAAATCTCCAGACCCAAACACTAATGCTGCTCTCGCAAAAGCATCTTCATATTCTGCCCTAACGAACGCCCTCGAATCTCTACCTGTACCCGAAAAATCATTACCCCAAAAATCTACCTCTCCTATTATTTCATTTGCTGCGCCTGAAGTATCACCGCTTTCAATTCTAATAGTTGGAGCATTTGTTGCTTTAATATGAAAAATTTCATCAGGACTATCAGTCCCTATTCCCACGTTGCCACTAGAGTCTATGCGCATTGCTTCGGCAGCATTTACACGAAAAGCTAAAGAATTTACATTATGGTCATATCTTATACTTCCTGCATCATTATCATCAGGGTCAGCAAAATCAATAAAAGTTTCAGAAGTATTTGCAGTTCTAAATCTTAAACCGTCTTGGTCTCCGTGTTCTATATGCATTTTCATTGCAGGACTATCAGTGCCAACTCCCAAGTTACCTGCTTGAGTTAAACGCATCTTTTCAGACCCGTTACCATTAAACTTTATACCATCAGCACTTGAACCGTAAATTTTTGCATTGCTATTGCCAAAATTAATACCTTGATTGTCATTAAAAAGAACAGAACCTGACGTACTAATATTGCCTAAAAAACTTCCTGTTGTTGCCCTTAATGAACCACTAATGTCTAACTTATAAGCAGGACTAGTAGTCCCTATTCCAACATTACCACTCGAATCTATACGCAGGCGCTCTACGGAATCAGCATCTTTTGCAGCGGTATAAAATGCCATACCAAAAGCATCTCCGTCTGAATGTTCAACAACAGGTAAGATTCGATTTATAGGCATACTTAATCTTCCCGAAGGGGGATTGTAACTAAAATCACTTGTATATATATCAATTCCTGTTAAAGTATCACCTGTTGTTATAGAAGTTCGAGAATCGTTAATGCTAATAGTTCCATTTGTTTCAAGAATACTTCTTGCACTCGTAGTACCTATCCCCACTCGATTATTAGCACTATCAACATACAAAGTGTTAGTGTCAACTATTAAGTCACCTGAGATACTACCTGAAGAAGCACTAAGACCTGCAACATCTAAATCTGCTAAAGCATAGCCTGTACCTCCTGTGTCTATTGTAGTAGTAGGTTCTACCTCTAATCCTCTAAATAGTTTAAAAGTATCTGAATCACTAGCATCCTTAAATAACCCTGCATACTTTGTAGTCACCCCTGAGTTCAAAGAGTATTTAGCATAGAATCCTGTATCAACTGAGTTAGCTGCATTTTGGTTAGCCATCTCTATTAATGGGTCTTCTACTGATAACGTCTCTGTATTTACTGTAGTAGTTGTACCATTTACTGTTAAGTCATCTGAGATAGTAACACTTCCTGAGATAGTACCACCTGTCTTATCATACTTGTCATTCTGTAAGGCTGTAATATCTGTATCATTGCTAGATATGTTTGTAGCGTTTGTTGCAATATTCGTTACATTAGTTGCAATGTTAGCAGCATTAGTTGCTATATCAGTATCGTTAGAAGTAATGTTTCCTTCAGCAGTTGTTAAGCGTGTATCTAATCCTGCAATGTCAGTATCGTTACTAGATATGTTAGCAGTATTGGTGTCTATATTAGCTTGTAGAGTTGTATCTGCACTTGATCTAGTACTTGCCTCTGTGTCTATATTGCCTTGTAAGGTGTTATCATTAGCTAATCTTGTTGCAGCTTCAGCATCTATATTAGATTGTAAAGTAGAGTCAGCAGATGTTCTGTCAGATATCTCTGTAGCAATATTAGCTGTATTAGTATCTATGTCAGCTTCTGCTGTTGTTAATCTCGTGTCTAAGGAAGATGTATCAATAGTAATAGTTTGTCCACTAGCAGTTGTTACAACACCATTAGCACCTATTAGATTAAGCGTTTGGCTATCAAGATCAACTGCACCTGTTCCAGTATTTCCTGTAAAATCTAAATCTTGTGCTGTTACATTTGTATCTACATAATCTTTAACCGCAGCACTAGTAGGTATAGTAGTGTCATTGTTATTACTACCTATGCCATCTGCTTGATCTACAAATTTTACAATAGTAATATCTTCACCAGTATCTTTTAATGATCCAAACTCTAAAATACCTGAAGCCTTTAAATCTCCGCTAGTATTAATGCTTATACCTGAACCATTTCCAAGACCATCAGTTAGTTCCTGTAACGTAGCTGCAAGTTCTTCATTATCATTAACTTTTATTAATGACTTATAGGTGTCTTTTATTGTTGTTCCTGTTAGTGTTGCCATTGTTTATTATTTTGTTTAAATACTGTTTTAATTTTGTAATGTTGTTTTGCTTTGGCTTATATTTCATAGCACCCACCCATTAAAGTTTGCATCGTAGCTAGGACTTACATCGTCATTACTGTTAGATGTGTATTCAGGAAATTTAGCTTGGTTAAAACTCATATGGTCAATAAATCTTCTTGTATAATATTCTGCAATATCCATTTCTTTTTTAGCTAGGAAGTCTATTTCTTCTTTGCTAACAGATTCTGCTGCTTCACTAGTATGCTTAAATACGCCACCGTTTTTGATTGTAACAGAAGCAAAGGGCAAATAGTCAACCATTGCAAAATGGATCAACATAGGCTGTATGTAAGAGTTTACTAATTCTAAATAATCTCCTGTTAAGTTATTGGCTAGAATGTCATTGCTGATCTTGTTGTATAAATCAGTTCCTAGATAGTTTTTAATATGTATCTCTTGAGCAATCTTGATAAACTGAATAAACTTATCTGTGTCTACATTACCATCTAAGATGCTATTTCTTACTAAATCTGTTCTTGTTATAAATAGTGCTGTAGCCATTATCCTCTAGGTTTTATAAATCCTCTATTTTTCATATCTTTTGGTCTCTTAGCTACTTTAGGATTGTTAACCTCAGGTGTAAATCCTTCCTTTTTAGCTTTGTTTACACTTATCTCTGCTTTAGGATTAGTAGCATCAGGCTTAACATCTACTGCCATATAGGTTTTACGCATCCAAAAATGATGACAATCACCTCCGCCTTTGTAGAGCCATATGTCATAAGTAGCAGCACCACCTTTACCCCATCCTGCATTTACTGCTCTTTGACTCATTGACATTATATCTTCTTTTCGATATATCTTTTTAGCAGACACCATCTTCTTACAAAACTCTCTACTATTAGCAGATGTTCTTAAAGGTGCATATTGATATCTTACTTTAAATTTCATATCCTCTACCTCACCATCTTGATCGCTTTTAGCATTTGGTCTTGCTGTTCCTGTAGAAGCTAAGCCTATCATTTTATCTAGCGTCTCTTCTTGATCGTAATCTACTTCTCTTTCATCGACTAAGACCCAATTTTCTAAATCTTCGTCTTCTCCAAATTCATCTAACAAGTCAGCAACTTCTTCTGTAGCTTCAGGTTTTTGCTCACTCATTTTTACACCAGTTTCTTCTTCTTGCGTTTCAGCATCCTCTACATTCTCTAAGTCTGTAAATTCTAAAGGCTGTAAAGTTTTAAAGTATAGATTAAGTGAAATGCTATTGTAAGCTAGTATTTGATCAAAGGCATCTATTAGTAAAGTTTGAAAAGGTCTTATAACGGTGTTATCCATTAAAATAGAGGCTGTTTTTAACTCGTCTGCGTTGTTTCCTAACCCTGTACTATCCTTTATGCCTAAAAGCATCGGAGAAACGATCCTATGGCTTACTAGTATCTTCCTAGCACTCTCATCTGAAAGGAACTGGTATTGGTTATGTGCATCAGATAATTGTACAGGCTCTATATTAGCTTGAGAGTCGGTATTGTCATTAAAACTAAGAATAAACTTACCAGCGTTAGAACTGCCTGAGAACTTCTCGTAGATTCTTTGCTCTATTAATCTTCTTTGTTCTTCATTAGGTACACCATTATTAAAGTTAATTAGCATACTAGGTGCTAGACCATTCATAATGTTGTTTAAGTGATAGTTGCTTATCTCTTCTTCTAGTTCGCTATATTGTAAGCCTCCTTGATAGTCTACTGGTGAGTAGTAATAGAATCCTGCTCTGTAAGGCTTAACTACATATATCTCTATTGATTCTTTGCTAGTTTCAAAACAAGGTATTCTTTTAGGCTGTTCACTAGGCTTTATACTAGACCAGTCTTTATGATAGTAGTATGCTTCTATATCTCCGTCTTCGTTGCATTTTTCAGCTCTTAGCGTTTCAATAGGAAAGTGTTCTACTTGTGCTACCTTAGTTCTATCCTTAGAATATATAATTTGCATTGCACAGCTACCCATCAATTTAAGATCAAAAGCTAACTTTCTAACACAATCTTTTTTAAGTAAAGAAATTGCTTGTGCATATTGGTCAGGCTTTCTACTAGAATCTGTAGCATCTAAACCTTTACCATATATCATTTCTGACAAGCCATTTATTGCAGCATTGTTTGTAGGAGAACCATTATATCTGTCAATTAAGAATTGATAGTAGTTATTATCCTCTCCGTAAGAAATCCAATCTTTATTTTTAACCTCTTTGATCTTAGGTGAAGTATAAGTGCTAAGATTTACCATATGCACCTCTGAAGATGTTTTAGGTCTTGGAGCAGGTCTGTAATTTTTTACTTTTTTCATATTATGATATAATCGTTGTCGTGTGTATTCTCTGTAACATATTCATCTTTATTGACGCTGTAATACTCATCCTCTGTTTGGTCTAAGTTTTGGTCTGTACAGAATACCTTATCTTTATATAGTGATAGTGCAGCACCTTGTGAAGCATCCCAAGTATCAGAGTTTAATTCCCACACTAAAGTATTTTGCTCAAATAAGTTAGGATCAACTACAAAATCAAAATCATAGAACCTACCCTCTATTAAGTTAAAAGTACTTGTGTAAATAAGTTCATCTTTTTCTTGTGTGAAATCGACTGTTTCATTAGTCACTACATTTGTACTATCATCTCTAATATATAGCGTAGCAGATAAAACATATTCTCTAGGTGTGAACCTTATACTTTGTTCTTCTGTGCTAGTAGTAAGTATCTTCATACATATATAACGCTAAAAAGCAAATATTTTGCATAGGTGCAAAAAAAAAGGCTAACATTTCTGCTAGCCCTCCTTCTTATCAAACAATTATTATGCGTCAGGGTCGATTTGACTAGCTGAAGCGTCATCTGTAATTACTGTAGAAGTAACAAAGAATGCAGGAGATGTCTCCATAGCCTCAAAAGTTAAAGTGAATCCTGAAAGGTCTCCCATTGCTGCACCTGATACTACAGTTCCTCCTGTAACTTCAGCACCGTGTTCTAGTCCTACTAAGAAAAAGTTTCCGTTGTAGTCCTCGATAGCAATATGGGGTCTAGCTGCTGCTAGTAATTTAATTTCCTCTTGTGTTGCCTTATCTAAAAATGTCAAAGTCAAACTAAGAGTCTGTGTATAAAATGTTGTACCATTTTCACGTGAAGAGTTAATTGCAGTCTCTAAGCTAGAATTACCTTTAATATCAAATTGATACCAATCTGGTGATCCTGCTAAAGCTGTAATTTCTCCTGCGGCAATGGTAGCTGTACCTAGTGTACCGTAATCTGCAAAGTAGACTGTTTTCAATCCACCTACAGCCGATTTACAAGGTAAACTTCTTCCTGTTGTTAAAGCGCAAGCCATAGTTTTATATTATTAAAAAAGGGTGAGCAGGAATCTTCCTAACCCACCCTCTATATTAGACAATTATTGTTATTATGCTAAAGTTAGTAAAGATAGGTCTGAACCAATTCCGTACTGTACTCCTGCTGTAAATCTCATTACGACTCTTACATTTTGAGAACCGTCTAAGTCAGCCATATCTAACAATTTAACTTCTTGGTGATCTGATAATAGACCTGTACCAAAGTAGATGTTAGACTTCTGTCCTGCTACGATGTGATCTGTAGGCATTCCAGGTGCTAGAACAACTTTGATTCCATCAAAAGAAAGTGCATTCCCTTGATTGTACCATAAGTTACCTCTGTTATCAACCCCTTGCGCTCCTACTCCTTGCGCTCCGTTTCCACCTAGATAGCGGATGTAAGATTGCCAAGCTGAAGTTGGTACATAGATGTTCAAGTCCTCTTTTCCATAGACTGCGCTAGGTAAAGAATCTACTACGTTTCCGAGTAGTGTAGCAATGTTTGTGCTAGAGAAAGCAGTTTCTCCACCATTAGCAGCATCGTTTACGTCAGCGTCAGCACCAGCTAATACTGTGATACCGTCAAACTCACCTGCGTTTCCGTTTACACCTGCCCAAATGTTTTGCTCATTCTTCTCAGCTACTAATCCTGCAACGTGAGAAATTAAGAAGTCGCTAAATGCTGGTGGCAAGTTATCAAATGCAGAATATCCCATTTGTACTGCTTCCCAGTCGCTAGCAAAATCTTTCTTACATAACTCAAGGTTAACTTGAAACTCTTCAGGCTGAAGGATTCTTTCAGTAAGAGTGATAGTTGCTGTGTCTGTAAAGTCACAAGTAGCGTCTTTTATGACGTTAGCGTCTGTTGCTACTTTTTTGATAACCTCTTTGTATTTTACATTAGGTTTGATTTCGATATTCCCCTGCTCGATAGTAGGAGAAGATAATAACGCTGCTGAAATATACTTTCCTGCAAATTCGCCAGCGTATGTAGTTGTGATACTAGTTGTAGTTGCCATTTTTTAAATTTATTATTTTAGGTTTGCAATTTTTTGAAATACTCTATCTCTTGTGCTAGTTGCTCTACGTTGGCTGAATAACACTTGATTTTTATTTGTTTCTGATTCAGGATTGTGCTTTAATGGAGCAGCAGCAGGTTTAGACAACTCTTCTTTTAGTTGCTCTTCTACTTCTTGCTCAGCCATTTCCTCTTTGTCTTTGATCATAGCTTTGATCTCCTCGATCATAGATTTAACCTCAGCTAGTTCTTCTTTAGTAGCATAAGCCATTTCTTCTTCTTGTGCCTCTACTTCTTCTTCTGCTTCAGCTTCTTTAATCTCTCCGATTATGCCTTCTTCAGCTACTACTAAAATCTTTCCGTCTTCCATTGTGTAGTCTCCTACAGGTACGGCTACTTTCTCATCTTCTGTTACTATGAAGATTTCATTTCCTGCTTCAAAAGCCTCAGCTTCTAAAACTGTTCCGTTCTCTAGTTTTGCTTGAGCCAATTCTACTTTTGTAGCTTCTTCTGCTTCTAAGTTAGTTTCTACTTGCTCAGTAGCCTCTACCTCTTTCACATCTTCCGATAACTCAATGCCTAGAATGTTTTTAATGTCCTTTAGCATTTCTGTTGGGTTTTTCATATTTATATAACGATTAATAATTAGTATTTTGCATTTTCAGTCTGTTCCGTATATCTTACCTATGCCTTGAGACCATAAAGACCCATCACAACATTTTCTTGAATAAGTATTAGTATCCTTGCAAAGGCAACCTCTTGCGCTGCTCTTAGGACTTGTTTTACTAGGAGTTTTCCACCATCTACGCATAGTTCTGTGTTTTTTGTATAAAGTAAATAATATCCCAAACCTTTGAAGTACCACCTACCGAAGTTATTTTAAATTCAACACCATCTGCAACAAAGTCAGCGTCTGTATAATATTGCATCACCATACTTTCTTGATGCTCTATATCATTTCCTTTAGGAAAAGCTAATGTACCTGATACTCTTGCTATTTGACCTGATCCTACAAGATTGTATTCTAAGAATGTTTGGTTTGCATTAGGTGCTTGTGCTTTAAAGGCTATTGTAAATAAATAAGTGTCGTTTACGTTTTCTCCTAGTATCTTCTGTGTGCTAGAATCATAATAGTCAAATCCTGTGTGACTTCTTACAACATTGCCTGCATTATTAGGAACAGTCGTTAGTGTGTCTGCTGCTAAAGATAACTTGTTAGTACTAGTGTAAACTGTGTCATCATATCTTGCCCATCCTAATCCACTATAAGCACCACCTTGAGGATAAATTTTTCTCCACTCTCCGTTCCAAACAGTATAGACACCTGTAGAAGTAGTTACGTAAGCACCCTCTTCTATTTTGTAGGCTTCTCTTATTTCATCAGAGTCTACATCTACCTGTACTTTGTATGAAGTGTTTTTAATCATTTAGATTGTTGTGTTTTTATTTCACAAAGAATTTAACATCGCTAATAAATTTAACAGCTTCTCTTACTAAGTCAATGTTTTCTTTTTTAGCTTGTAGCAATTTATTATACACATCTATTTGCTTAGGATTCATATCAAGTTCCTTAGCTGCTCTTTCAATGTCATTAATTGCTGTTTCATAGTAAGCTACATTAAATATAGCCGAACCATCTCTTAACGTATTTGTTTCGTTCATAAACTTTTTAGCTTCTGAATTTACATCTACAAGTTTTTTAATTAGAGATATAGCTTCTTTTTTTAATTTCTTTGCTCTTTGGTTTCCTTTTTCAATGTCCTTTAAAACATTCTTAGCTTCAATAGCTAACTCTACCTTTTCTAACTCTTTCTTATTGAGTTTCACCTCTGATAGCTTTGTAAAAATCTTTTGTAATTCAGGTTTCATATTTATTTATTTTAATTTATAGGTATACAATTAGGCACTAACTTGCCATTTTTTCTTTTCATTCCGTATTGCTCATATCCTGCTTGACAAGGCTTTTTTAAATTGTGTTGCTCGCAAGGCATAAACCATATCTTATCTTCAAATTCGTGTTCGTGATAACCATCACATCCTAAATCCTTTGCAGCTTCTAGTGCTTGTTCTTTAGTAGAGTAGGCTAGTCTGTCATCTATGATAGCAGTATTCTCATCAATCACTTGTGATCCTACATACATATCTAGCTTTTTAAGTTTGTTGATTGCCCACTCAACTCCTGAAGTGCCACCCCAAGCATCCCACATTAGTCCTCCACATCCTTCCGAGTAAGGTACATCTTTGTGTTGTTGGTGTCTTTTAAAGGATGCCATTCTAGCAATAGTATCTCTAGTGATTGGCTCTTTGTTAGCTAATTGGTTTGCTCTTTTTTTTCCTGTAGCTTCTCCACAAGAACCCCAACCATTCTTTTCTGCCCATTCTAAGGCTCTTTTAGCGTTATTTGATGCTGAGTCAGGATAATCTGTATAAGATTCTAGTTCTTCCTTAAAAAGGTCTATTATTTGGTCTATCGTTTGTTTCGCATCTTGCTCTTCTTTTGACATTCCTACAGCATCTTTGGGTCTTTCCATTTTATCTGCAAAGTAACCCTCAATAGAAAAGCCTTTTACCTTACCTGTTTTTACAAACTTCTCCCAAACATCATCATTATTTACTTTTACAGTACCCATCCAAGTTCCGATAGGCACATCCATACCGTACTTTCTGCTCTTATCGTGCACCTCATCCTCTACGATCCAAGACTCTACTAAGCTAAGTCCTGATAGTTCATACTGATGTTCTAGTGTTGAGTTGTTTTGATTGCCTTTCATTAAATACATTTGAGAGGCTTTTAAGACAGTATCTTTAGAAAAGTATATGTAGTACTCATCTTCTCCTGATCTTCTATATATAGGCTTGTTAGGTATCAATAAAGCACCCATAAGAATCTTTTTCTCACCTGATACTTCAGCTAGTTTTATTTCTTCTGCTTTTAGTGCTACAAAGTCCTCTTCTATTGCAGGATTCTCTACTACGCTTATAGCTTCGATTCCTACTGCATCTTGGTCTTCGTCTAGTATAAGTTCTACGATTCTCATAATAATATAACGCTTATTTTAAATTAATTTGCATTTTAAATACTAGCAGATTCTACTATGTTTCTATCTAACCCTTGTGCAGTTGTTACATCGTTGCTTACTACGTAGGCTCTTTGTGGTTTAGCTTGTTGTCCTGATATAGCATCTGCAAGTTGATTAGTACCTCCTACACCTACTACATTAAAGTCAGGTGCTTGTGCCTCTACTGTTGGTGCTTGTATCTGTGGTGTGCTTATACTTGCGCCTCCTCCTGTTGCTGCTGAAGCTGCTTTAGTTGCATTTACTGCTGATTTAACGCTAGAAATAATTCCTGCTGCTTGACCTGCAAAAGCAATTAACAAAGGAATGTTAGCAGGAAATCCTACTTTAGCTGTTGATGCTGCTCCTTTAGCTATATCAACTCCTGCTGCTGATGCTCTTAAAGATATTTCTGATAGTGTAGCTTTAGCTTGTTCTATTTGCTCTCTTAGTCTTATTCCTTGTTTAGCTATGAATAATGCTTTCCCAACTTTAGTTTCTTCTCCTGCTGCATTAATTGTAGCATCTAAAGTGTCATTTATTAATTCTTTTCTTTTCTCTGCATCTTCTTCAGCCTTTTTTAAATCTTCTTCTGCTTGGAATATTTTAGCATCTCTTAAATCTTGATCTCTTTCTTGTAATTCTCTTTCTAAAGAAATAGCGTTGATTTTTTGCTCTGATCTAAATCCTTCAATCTGTGCTAGTACTGCTTCTCTTTCATTTTGTGCTTCTAATAAAGCTATGTAGTTTTCTTGATTTTGGTTTTTATCATATTCTGCTTGCGCTGCTGCTATAGTTATGTCAACATTTTCAAGCATTAATTTTTGTTGTTCTTCTAATACTTCGCTTAGCCTTTCATTAGCTGCTATCCTTTCTTCAATAGACAATGTCTCATCATCTCTTATTTGTCTTTGCTGCTCAGCTTGTCTATCATACTTTTCTATTAAGCCTTGATTTATAACAGCAGCTACTTCTGCCTGTTTGTTTAATTCTACTGTACCTTTTGCAGCATCATAAGTAGACTTAGCATAATCTTTAATACTATTTACTACAGAAGGAACTACCTCTGACACTTTATCGAAAGTATTGTTTACTCCTGTTACAACATCAAATAATTCTTTTCCTGCTTCTTTAGCACTTTCTGCTGCACCTGCAAAATCTCCTGCAAATACTTTAACTACAGCTTCTCCTAAAAATCCTAAAGCATCTAAGGCACTAGAGACTCTTTCTATTACATTGTCTACAATAGCTTGACCAAAGTTTTTAAGAGACTGTACAGGGTTTTCAAATAGCCCTTTAAAGTAATCTATAACAGTTCCTACGTTTTGATCTAGGAATTTAAATAGATCATTAAAAGCTATACTTAGTGCTTCGGTTGCAGTTGTAAAAGTGTCTACTACTTTTTGATTAGAGCTAAAAGTTTCTCTTAGTAAGTCAAAGGCTTTGATCACTACTGTTGCACCTAACGCACCCTTAAAAATGTTTTGGATTCCTTTTAATACTTTTGTAGATTTCTTAGCTTGTTTCTCTACACCATCTAAACCTTTCTCTATTGTGCTTGTTGCTGTTTCTGAGTTACTTTTTACATCTTTTAAAATATCTGATACATCGTTTAAAGTAGCTTCAGTTCCTTTAGCGTCTACCTCTAACTCTATTTTGTATTGTTGTGCCATTTTATTTCTTTTTTAATCTGTTTAAATGCTCCCTTAAAACTATCAGGCAAAGCATACTTACCTTGTGCTATTCTTATATTTTCTGTGTCTCCTTTTGCTACGCTAAGTACTTCTAGTATATTCTCTAACATATTAATTATTAAAATCTATTCTAACAGCACTCAACAATGTAGAACTTGCTCTTGGGAAAACTCTAAATTGACCACTCAAATCTCCACCACCTTGTAAGTTGTTTGCTATCGTTACATCGTGTACCTGTGTACCCCCTGCGTCATTTGTTGATGGTGTTACATTTGTAGTTAATGTTGAGTTTGTTAATGTTACGTAGTAAGCACCATTTGAAACTACTTCAATTTGTAATACTACATTTTCAGGCACAACTACAGCACCAGTCACATTGTTCCAAGATGTTTGTGGACTTATTCTATATCTAAACGATACAGTTGTAGCAGGATCAGCAACTGGACTGCCTGAGTAACTAAGTGAAGCTGTTTTGTCACTAGCTTGTATTGATCCTGTCACTTCTATAACATAAGTAGAACTAGTGTGAGAATCTTTTACTACTGATACACCTGTGCCACCTGGACTTACTGTTGGTGTTGTAATACTTCCTGCTGTAAATTCATATCCTGAATTGGCTGTGTATGTAAGCAAGTATCTATATGTGTCTCCACTCTCACCTCTTGGTTTAAGAACTGAATTGTTTCCTTCAAAGTCAGCTTTAGAGGCTTCATAAGATGGGTCTTTGTAAACACTCAGACTTGCATTCTGTACTGTTGTAGGAATAGAAATATCAGTTTGATAAACATCTACATTTGTCGCTGAAACGTGAATATTATAAGTGTGATTGCCATCGTTAGAAGCACTAGGGAAATTACCTCCAACTGTGATGTTCATAACATCTCCTACTAAGACTTTATCTAAAGTGTATTGGCTAGATACGTTAGTACCACTTTCAAAAAGCTGTATACTTGTAACTTGACTTTCTGATAGCCACTCGCCTTCATTATTAGTAAATAAGAACTCAAGAGCAGGGCTTATAGCATTGCCACATTGACCTGTACTGTAAGATATTTGACCAGTTCCTAAACTTGCATTTATGTTTGATATTACAGGGTTTTGGAAAGATAATGTACCACCACTACAAGTAGCTGCACTTTGTGTTGTAAATGTTTGAATAGCACCATAGCTAGTGTCTACTGTATTGGTTGCATAAGCCCTGTAGGAATAAAACTGATTTGAGTTTAAGCCACTAATAGGAGCGTTATAGGATCCTGCTGAAGTGCCTACTACTGTTACATTAGAAATAGTATTAGATAAAGATGGTGTTCCTGACCCTGTTATATACACAAATCCTTTTACTGTATAATTAGGATTACCTACATCGGTTACATTGCCTTCAAAAGTAACACTAGAAGTACCAACACTACTAGCTAGATTGGTTGTTACAGATGGAGCATATGTTGTTGGCGATGTTGCTGCTGTGGAAAATGTAAGAACGCTACCATATGCAGTTCCTTGAGTATTTATTGCAAATGCTCTATAAGAATACGAAGTGCTAGATGGCAACCCAGTTAATGCACCTGAAAAAGAACCTGAACTAGTTCCTGATACTGGCAAAGTAAGATTGCTTGAGTCAGGTGTACCTGATCCTTGCATATAATAAAAACCTTTAGAACTATAATTTGGAACTCCTACGTTTGTAACATTTCCTTGTAAAATTGTAGAACTACTTGTAGGTGTTGAATTACCTGACGTAATTACAGTAGCTAAACTTTGTGTTGCTGCTGTAGTAAAGGTTATTACATTCCCTGTAACTACTGTAGAAGAAGGTGTAATAGCATAAGCAACAAAAGAATAAGTAGATGAAGCTGATAGTGAAGTAATATTTGTAGAATACGCATTTGTATCTGTTCCTGAAACTATTACGTTATTATCAGAAGCTGTAGGTGTGACACTACCTACTGCCCAATAGAATCCTCTAGTTGTATAGGCAGGGCTTCCTGCTGATGTTACTTGTCCATTTAAGGTAGCTGATGTTTGTTGTATAGGATTTGCATTAGATGTAACTACTGTAGGTAACACATCTGCAACAGGTGCTACATAAGGATTAACAAGGTTTAAAAGTTCTAAGTTGCTTTCTCCTGTTTCTAGGTTACTTTCAATGCTGTTAATTTTATATATCCTATCTAATATCTGCACCTTGTCTGCTAAAGAATAGTTTAGCAAGAAGCTGATAGGCAAATAGGCTTTTACTTTTGTAAGTCTTAGCTTAGCATTGAATATTTCTTCTATGTATGTTTTGTAGTAGTCTTCAAATAAAGTTCCTTCAAAAGTAGTATCTAATGAGTATTCGTTTACCTCTAAGTTAAAGTTTATGTTTGAGTCATCAACTCCTGAATTAATAGTAACACTATTGGAAGGTATAAAGTATGTAGTTATATTAGTGAAACTACCGATCAAGTTATTTAAAAATCTTATTTGTGTAGGTGTGCTACTAACAGGATAAAATAATAAAGGCTTGCCAAAATAAGGATCATTGTTATCATCTACAAACCATCCTACTTGTGCAGATGTTAAAGCATTTGTTGCTCCGTTTATTAGTCTTTCGTATTTAAGGTGTTCAAATGGTGCTTTTACGCTGTATATATCACCTCCTGCATCAAAGTTATCATCTCCCTTATATTCTACTGTACCCCACTCTACATTATTAGCTTGTTGATGTTGCAAGGCTAGCTTAGTTCCTAGTCCTTCATAACCAAAATCCACTTCTTTGAATGGTAAGGCTACATTCACATCCTTACTGGTTACTTCTACGTATTGTGTTATATCTCTTATTTCTGTAGAACTTGAATAAAAGCTATCAAGTGTTTTTACAGTTATTGTATCACCCTCGTAAAAAGCAGTCAAATTAAACATCTTAAATAACCCTGTGAGAAAGTCTATTACTTTCATCTTAGGTATTTGCTCTGTGATAATAAAGTTTTGTGCTGTTGAGACTAACAGCCCTGATGTTTGGTTATATGTTTTGCTTTCGCCTGTAAGATTATTTGATACTGCTAATGAGAATCCTGAGAAGTTTGTGTTACCTGCTGCGTATATAAAAATCTGATACCCTGTACTAGAGTTTGTAAGAAACCCTGTAAAATTATAAGCACCTGTAGTAGTTACGTTTTCTTGTCTGTATATTTGACCATCCTTTTTTATTATTATAGAATAGTCGTTAGATGTTGTTTGAGTAGCAGTAAATGTGTAAGACATTTGCACAGGACTTGCCATTCCAAAAACTTGAAAATTTGAACCATTACAAAATAAACCAGTAACATCTAAAGGAGGAGTGTCAGCAGGAAATCCTTCTATTAAAGTTGTAACTAGTGCATCCTCATCAAAAGCACTTCCCTTTTTCCTATGAAGCCACATATATAGCTTGTAGTAAGGATCATTTGTAGAATCAAAGAAATCTGTAGAGAATGTTATACCATAGGTTTCTTCTATTGCTTTGATAATTATATGCACAGGTATAGCATACTTTAACTCTTCATAATATACACCATTACCAGTAGCAGCATTTAAGTTGCCTATTGCTGTTGTGGCAGTATCATAAAACAATCTTGTAGTATGTGAAATAAGAGGAGCAACTAATGCGTCTGTGTAGGTTACACTATCAACTGTTTTATCGTGTCCATATCTTAAACCATCTAGGACTTCTGCTGCGCTATATTCGTGGCTGAAGTTGTCTAGCCATTCTAAAGAACTCAATGTGTCTTCTCCTAATAAGTCTTTTAGATCAATAGTATTTCCAAAGAATGTGATCTTGTAAGTATGTGGCTTGCCGTTTTTAAGATTGACACTATTTAGCTTGATCTTACCTTTTCTAAATTCTTTGTTGTTTAATTCTAATCTTGCTGTTGTTTTCTTTCTAGCATCGTAGCCATTGTCTATGTCGTAATTGTAATAGTGCTTGAATATTTTATTGTTAGTCTTAGATGCAGGCAAATTAAAAGTCTTGCTAAAATCTGTAAAGACCTTAGATATATCTTTTACGTTCTGTATGGTCTGAGTAACAGTTACTGATTCATCTTTAAATAAATCAACTCTTTGACCCTCTATATACAACTGTAATACTTGCATCTATCTTAAATCATTAATCACGTTAAAGGCATACTGTACATTTATTGTGTAGTTTACTAGCCTGTCGTTTACGCTTGTTTTATATGTTAGCTGTGTTGTAGTAATATCTACAGGGATAACATCACTTCCTATTGTTGCCCATACTTGTTCTGACAATAGCATTTCCTCAAAAGAAGCATTTAAAGCCTCTGATACGAATCCTGTGTTCATAGTGAGGCTAGTTGTACCCTGAGTATTTAAAACCCTCTTAGAATGCGTATTGATGTCGTATGTGCCCGTACTAGATACTAGCGATCTCTTATAAGTTTCTTTTGTAGTGTTGACGCTCTCTACTGACTTCTTAAAAAAGTACATATCTTGTAATGCTCCAAACTTATTTACAAAGGTCATTTTAATTGGTGTGTACTTAGGTTCGCAAACTCTTTTTATTGTTACTGTTTGACCACCTGCAAAAACACTTGTAGAGGCAGTTCCAAATAAATCATATACAATACCATTAGAACTTTCTTCTGCTACTTGCCCTGTTGTATTCTCAGGAACATATATTACAGTATTAGATTGCAATAAACTGTTAGAAGTTACTGTAGGACTTGCACCATCCATAAACTCACCATAACCATCGAAGCCTGTATGTGTGAAGTTTACATCTGATCCTACTTGAGCATCGCTAGTGTCGTAAAACTTAATAGTACCTGTGATATTTATTACCTGTGATGTATATGTGCCGTCAAAAGTTATGTCTATATAGTCTCTTGCTAGTTCGCTTATCTCAAACAATGCTCCGTCAGAACTATCTACATCTTTTGTGATAGTATAATGTTGCGTGCCTTCAACACTTAAATCTAATGTAGCATAAGAACTACCTGCTTCGGTGTTGTAAATGTAGTAAGGACTTCTAAGTAATATATTTGCCATTATGTTGTAAAATCTAATAAATCGTCTATGTCTAAATTGAAGCTGTCTATAAGATCAGCAGGTAAATTATCAAAGGCTTTTTCGAAAGGTTTAGTAAAAAACAGGCTAGGCTTAATTCCTTTTTCTTTGATTGATCTTGCTAAAATAAATCCTATGCTTTTGTAGTTACCTTTCTTGTATCTTCCTTTCTCATCTCTTAGTCTAATGTTTCTAGCTTTTGCCCACTTAGCTAATGCTTCAGAAGGTGGCTGCTTGTTAGAATAGCTAAAGATTGTATTGTACTTTTTTTTAGTTCCTGATACTCCCTGATCAACATACTGACCATAAGGCAACATATAAAACTCTAATCCAAAACTATTAGGACTTACTTTTAAATCATATCCTAGAGAACCATATAAATCACTAGATACATTTTTGCCTTGCTTAGTAAGATTAGTCCTAGCCTGTTGTATTACATACTTAGCAAACCTATTTAATTCCTCTTTTGTTTTGTCAAAACTCATTAGCAGACTTCTTGATCGTTCTTAATCATTATATCAAATGTTGCTGCCCATCCTGCTAGCAAGTTTTCAAATCTATCTGTGAAAGGCTCAAAGGATACATCTCCTATGATCTGATAGCCCTCTCTGTACAAGCTACCTATTCTAATCTTTTGCAGTAAGTTGTTTAGTACTCTGAATTGTGCGTTAAGAATATCTTGCTCGTTCGTGTTGCCTCTAAATCTGTTTGTAGTAGGTTTCTTTTCTACATTAACAATATCCATTCCTAAAAGGCTAACATTGAAAGTAAGTGTTTGCTCTCCTGATGTAACAGAGTTTACTATAAGGTGTGCTAGTGGAAATATAGTTTGCTTGTTTAAATCTACATCAGAGATATCTCCATAGGTAACTGCATTTACATTGATGTCCTCTATAAGAAGATTCTCTATTAGGTCTGTTACTACATAAAAACCTCTTGCTGCTATATTCATTTAAACTTACTTTTAATTTGTTTTGATTCTATGTCTGTTTTCTCTTTCATAAAGGATAATGCTAATAGTGCCTTATGTACATTTAGTTTAGTGATATCTTCAAATCTTGTAATATCTCCTTGAGCGAGTGCGTGAACTGACGAGTACCAACCCCACTTTGCTCCAAATTGAGAAACTGCTGTAAAGCTGTCTCCTCCTTGTGTTCCAAATAATTCATCATAGTCATTGACAAGTCGATCCCTAAATGATAAAAAAAAAGTACCGCACTTAGTGCTGCATCTAAAGGCATAGCTTTCATATAGCCTGTCTCTTTTGCTGTGTACTCTTCTATTGAGTATCTTTCTCCATATCGATTCTTGATCGGTCTATATAGAACTCCCATTGCTCTATCCATCAATTCCCAGTCTGTAAGATAGTTATCCAGGTCTATGTATTCTCCAAAGGATATATCTTCTAGGTTAGGAATAAAACCATACTCTACACCATCCATAAAGAAAGTCTTTTTAAGTGCAGGCTTCTCATTAAACATATCTGATAGAATAGCACATATACCATTTACATCTGCTAGCTTTAGCTTCATTACATCTGTAAGTTTCAACTCGCAGAATATCTCTATCATTTTGCTAGATAAGAATCTCTCATCTGTGTTCTCGTTCTGTATTTTTAAGAACTTCTGATATTGCCCTAGTGTGATCTCCGATAACTTGTCAGGAACTGTAATATCTATCTTCATATATATATAACGTATTTTTCTAATTATTTTTAAAAATAAAAAAAGGGCAACTAAAAAGCTACCCTAATTTAAACAAAAACATCTAACTAAAAACTATGCGACTCCCATAGCTAAGTCTGCAAATTTACATAGGATTAAAAAAGCTATGGTTCCTATGAGCGTTACCAAATGAAGAATGAAGTATTTTTTAAAGTGTATCATAATTGTATCTGTTCTATTATTGCCTCCTCTATATTCGAGTTTATTAAGTTCTTTAATTCTCTGCCGTCTTCTGTAGTGACGCTTACTAAAGAATAGTTTCCTGCATATCCTACTGAGTAATCAGCAGCTTCTTTTTCATACTCTATGTAGTATGTTCTATCGTTGTGATCAAGTGTTGTGCTGTGTATCATAATTGTAATTTTAAAAGGGGAGTTGCCTCCCCCTGTATTAATTAAAAATTAACTCTTAAATTAAGCATTTTTTTTGCTGCAATTCTTAAAGGATCATTTACTTCCTTGTGTTCTAACATTTCTTTTTTTGCATAAAACGCTTTCAAAAACATTTCCTCATCTTCTTTATATTCAAATATTGGAATGTTTAGTTGTTCTTTTAAAGATTCTATCGCCCATTCTAATTCTTCATATCGCTCCATAAATCTCTCTTGGAAGGCTTCATCAGCTATGCGTGCAATAAAGTTTAATACTCTAAATTGTTCTTCTAAATTTTGACAATCTTCTACTGTAAATAAGTTATCTAATATCTCGAAATTTTCGTGAGGCTCTTAACCCCTTTTATTAATTGTTTGCCATTATTGACACCACAAATATATAATTATTTATTTAATTAACAAATTTAAATAACTTTTTTTACCTAATGGCATATTTTCCGTAGTTAGGTCTTGATAGAACATTGTAAGTAGCGTACCTCAAAGAGTCAATAGTGTGGTCATTTGCAGCTACAGGCTTATTAAGCAGCTTTCCTGTACGATCTTCTTGCCACTTGTAGTTTCGCATCTCTCTTATTAGATTGTCGCTCTGTGGGTCTATAACTAGCTTGTATCGTTTTAGTAGATCGATTCCTGCTCTAATACTATCTTGCCCTTTAAGAGTTGGTCTAACCTTGTTGCCCATCCTTCTTAGTTCTTCTATTAGTCTAGGCTCTGCTGAATCTATATAAACATACTCTTGCAAGTTTTGTGTTTTAAGGAAGTTGTGTAAGTCAGCTGTTGTCATCATAGTTCTATAAAGCAGTTCCCTACAATATAGAGTGTAGTCTTTTTGATATACCTCAACTAAGGTACTAGGATCTACAGAGAATCCTAAGTCCATACCATATCCTACAAGCTGTGCATCATCAGGTCTTTTACCTTCTGTAAAACTAAATATAGTAGCCTTACTTATTCCTCTTAATCCTAGTCCGTAGATTTGCCAGTATTGTTCGTCTGTTTCTTTTAGCCTCTCAATCTCTTCTACTAGAGTACGATCTAAGAATGGATTGTCTTTATACGTTGTGATGTAGAAATCACAGTCCTCCCTAGTTAGTATCTTATCGTATATGAAGTGAAATTCATCAGAAGGGTTAAAGTCTAATACTATCTTATCTAGTGTCCTAAATACAAGTTGATTCCATTGTTCGTATGTTAACTCGTTTGCCTCATTACAGAACAGCATATCTCTTTTCCTACCTCTTACTTTTTGTGGCTGATCTAAAGAAATAAATTCTACTAGGTTTCCAAATAGCTTATACTCTGAGTTTGTTTTATTATGATCTTGCTCTAAGTATATATCGTGCTTCTTTAGTATCTCAAAGAAATCTCTCATTACTGTGGCTCTAAGAGCAGGAAAAGTATTTCTACATATTGTAACAGTCTTGCCTGTGTTTATATTGCAGTAGTCAAATATTATCCATAGAAGTATATTATAAGTCTTACCTGACCTTGTTCCACCTTGATGTGCTACTATCTTCTTAGAAGTAGTTTGTAAGGAATGGAATACTTTGTTAGTCTTTATCTTCAAACTTGTTTACTATCTCGATTTCTATTTTAGGAGGCATACCATCTGCTCCTGTTATTTCTTGTCGCTCTACATAGCCTCTATACTTTCCTTTTGTTTTTAGGTAGAATAGAATCTCATTTGTTTTGCCACTCTTAATATTATCTAGTAGCTTGCTTTCTGCCATATCTATTAAGCCTTCTTGTATTTCTTCTACAGCTTGTGCAAACTCTTCATCATTGTTTTTCCAGTTGTAATAGGTTTTTCTAGCAATCCCTGCTGCTTTACAAGAGTCTTGTACGTTGCCTAAGTTATTGGCAAACACTTCTAAAAACTTTTCTTTATCTCTCATATTATTTAAATTATTTTAGGATATATAGTATGAATGTACAACAATAGGCATATCAAACTCAATTTCGTGCATAACAAAAAAATTGTATATAATAGGTTCTAATTCTTTTTTTACGTAATGATGTAATATTTTGCCCTGATATTTATTATCTACTCCTAATGCTATAAAATGTGGTACAGTTTTACTTTTATGTTTATTTTGCAAACCATTAAATTCTATATACTCTTTGCTACAAGGATTTATAGATACTTTAGCACTTTTTAAAATAGACGCTGTATTGTAATTTTGTTTATTCTCTAAAATTTGTATATGACAATCAATTAAACTATTAATTATTTTAATACTAAATTGTAATTTATCCTTCATTTGTGTGTATTTTGTGTATTCTAGTGTTCTCCTCCATAACTCATATCTAAGCTAGATTCCTGTAATCTCTTCTCTTCTTCCTCTATCCATTTAGCATCTTGTATTAGCTTTTCCTCATACATATCTCTAACTTGATTACTAAGTTCTATTACGTCTTCGTCTAGCAAGTAGTCTACCTTGATCTTAATAAACTCTTTACGCATTCCTATCTTACCTTTCTTTTCGTTCATTAGGATTTCGTAGAGCCATCCTTCTAACTCAGAGTTGTAATGTATATAGATGTCAAAGTTTTTTAGTGAGTGTAGTATAGTAGCGTGGTTTCTATTCATTATCTTGGCAATGTGATAGGGTTTCCTTTTATGGTACTTGCACAGCAAGTGTATGTATAACGCTCTTGATTCTACTGTCTCTCTTCTTCTGTTTCTATCGTAAGGATCATATCCTGTTACTTTTCTTACTTCTTCTCTTAATTTCTTTTCTATTGTCATATTAAAATATTTCTAATTGATTCTCATTTTGATTATTAATAACACCTAAGGCAGTTTGCAATATTGTTTTGCCTGCTTCATAGTCCACAAGATTTCTTGCCATTTTTAGTCTTGATTGATCACCATTATATTTATTAAAATCAAAATCGTGATAAATTGATAATTCTTTTATAAGCATATTACTTAAATTTTTACCTCGACCCCTATCACTTAATTTATTTGGTAAATTAAAATTAGACCAATATAAATGTCTATCTCTTTTTTTTGCCAATATTAAAGGCTCATAATATGGAACAACATTTTCAACTACATACTTTCCCTTAAAATAATGTTGTAAAAATATTATTTCTTCATACAATTTCATATCAGGATATCTCGGTTTCCAAACATCTCTTGTTTTTTGACTTATATTTATTCTACTATGACTTGGACAAGGTGGTGATGACCATATAAAATCAAATTCTTTATAATGATCGAGTAAATATTGATGTGCATCTGTTACTACCACTTTATCATTTGGAAATCTTTCTTGATATAATTTAGCAGCTTCAGGGTCATATTCTACAGCTGTAACATCAACATCTGTTATCTCATCCCATTTATATCTATTACCCCCTAAACAAGCATATAAATTAAGAATTTTCATTATATCTTTTGTTTTTCAATCATATAATAATCATTTATGATTGTCATATCTTAAACTCTTTTGTATATAGTATCAACTAAGAAATCAAAATCTTCTCTTGAATTACAATTTCTATCTTCATTATTTCGTAATGCTAATTTTAATCTTGATTCTAACTTTAAAAAATCTATGTCTTTATTTTCTTTAAATTTTCTTCTAAAAGCCCAAACTCTTAAACCTTGCAAAGTAAAAGCCCCTTTTTTATAATTCATCTTTAACATATAGCAAATCTGTGTAACATTATCGCTAAACTCTCTGTCTCTAAATTGCAATCTTCCCTCTCTAAAATCATTTTTAGCAGTTGCATATATATCTATTAAGAGACCACAAGGCAATCCATTATAGATTTCTTTATACATATTATACAAATAAGCATAGTTTGAAAAATACTTTAGATTACTTTTGCCAAATTTGTACCAAGATTCTAAATAATTCTCATCGTTCCAACTCTTCTGTATATTATTAAGTTTAGCAACATCTTTTATCACTTGACTTTTATCACCATATTCTTTTCTAACACAGTTTATAAATGGCTGTTTTGTTTTTAAAAAAGCAGATAAAAGGTGCTGCCCATCTATAACAGCATTTTTTCTACGATCAGAATAATTTAATTTGCCAACTACTGGCAGCCTTAGAATGCCACATAACTTAATACTTTCAAGCATAGATTTAACGTGACGTGGTTTTATTGATCTGTTAAATTCTAATAGATTGTCTGTTTTTAATAAAGTCTTTACTTCTTCTCTTGATAATTGTTCAATATAATTTGTCATAATAATTGTGTTTAATAATTCGCCTACTCTTTAGCTTTTCGGCTTCCGCTATAATATTCCTTCTAAATAATACTCATCTAAATCTACTCCCTGTAAAAAGAAAGTCTCATATATCTTAATGGCTTCTTCTACTTTTGCTTTACCACTTAAATAGAATTCTTCTGAGCAATGATAGATTCCTATATCTAAACTCTTCTTGTCAATGGCTATAAAAGTAAACGCATCGTAAGGCACGTCAAATAACTGACAATACAGATAGCATTGAACATTATAGGAAAATTTTTGAGATGTGTACCTAAAGCTGTTTTTTAGGTCTGTAGTCGTCTTAAGATCAACGATTCGATTCTTGCCTAGTACGTCTGCCTTGCCTCTAAATGGCATACCCATTACTTCTCCTATCGCAGGAACTTCAAACTCTGTGTTTTGTAAATACTTTAATGCTTTCTCATTTCTTAGAAAGGCATCCGCTAATCTCTCTGCATCTCTCTTTTCTCTTTTAGTGAATACCTTTCCGTGTTCTTCCTTTGCTAACTTATAAGCCTTAGAGTTTTTTGATTCTACATCTACAAATACTTGCGAGTTAAATACATCAGGTTCTAGTATTGCTGTGTGAAACAACCATCCATCTCTTAAAGGCTGTGATTCAGGATTGCCATACTTTGTTACATTGTAGTAAGTCTTAGGACTTGTAAGCAATAACTTTAGAGATGAACTACTTAGTGCAGCTTTTGACAAGTAACCATAGTAGAAGCTATCGTCTTGCATCTTCTCTAGTATTTCTTTTTCTTCGTGCTGTGTTCCGTCTAGTAATGTGATCATATCTTGTTTAGTTTTTCTTCTGCTTTTCTTGCTCTTTGTACTGCTCTTAATTTATCTGCTCTATATTCTGATACAATGTCAAGCATATTATCTCGCTCTTCTTTTAGCTTAATGTTATAAAATGCTATCTCACTCATAGCACTTATTATCTTATCAAGTTCTTTATTGCTTTTTAACTTTGACCACTTTAATAAAACTTCTGATACTAAGTTAAAGTTGTTTATGTACTTAATATCTTGTAGTGTGTCAATCTTTAAATAGGTAGCTTCCTTTGAACTCCTATTGAGTATATTGTTTATCATATCTAAAGGTTTTTAACAAATATAAATAAAATATCTATACCTGCAAGTTATTTGTTTTTCTTTATGTACTTAATTTGCTCTTCATTTTTCGCTTTGATGGATTGTAAACGATTATCAGGTGCATATCTATATCCTAGAATAGGATTGATTCCTAAGTTCCAAAAGTCATATCTATCTTCGTTATTCATTGAGTTGCATTATTGTGGCTTGTGATTCTTCTAAAAGGTAAACAGCTTTGTTTGCTCGTTTCTTAGTCCATAGTGTAGTGTCAGGGCAATACATTTCTACTGGTTCAGGTAGTGTGATCTCATTTAGCCAAAACAAATAGTTGGCTTTAGGATCATTTACAAAATATAGCTTCACCATATCGTGAGGCATATCCATTAGCTGATCGTATTTGTACTTCTCAAGCATCTTAGTCTCGTAGTACTTAGTTCTAAACTTCATCTCTACACAACACTCATTTCCTTTAGGTGTAGAACCTACTGCATCGTAATGCTCAAAGCCACCACCACACCATTCTAAGTCCCAACCATCAAAATTAAGCAAAGCTATTAGTGCTTTCTCCCATTTATGTACATCACTAATCTGCATAAGGGAGAGCGTAAATATCATTTAAATCTTGTATCCACCTCTTAACTTCTTTAGGGTTACAAGTGCAAGGCTTGTAGTAAGTGTGCTTAAAATACAAAGCGTGTAACTCGCTAATCATAACAAGTTCTTCGTGTGTAACAGTATTCTTTTTTACTGATCTAAATTTTCTCCAAAGTTTTTTATCTTCTTCGTCCATCTTTTCTGTTGATTTTAATGTTGTTGAGTGCTTCTTTTCTATCTTCACATCCACAGTCTTCTATTCCTATCAAGCCTGTAACTTTTTCTACAAGCCATTTTATTCCTGTGTATTTAAATATTGTTTCTAGTAAGTCTCCTAATCTCATAATAATCTTTCTTTTAAAATTTGTTTTACTTTCTTATAAGTGTTATATAAAGAGTAATAGCTTATTCCTGTGTTCCTAGATAACTCCGACACACTCATCTCACCATCTAAGAGTTCAAACACCTTTCTATCATACCAGTATAAATCCTCTAAGGTTTCCATTACATCTTTATGTATTTCATTATGTGTTTTGTCACCAATCATATCTTGATCTGCTTGCATCTCTAACAACATAAATTCTGCTTCGTCTATATAGTTTACTCTTTTTTCTTTTCTCTTAAGGTCTAAAAATAATGTTCTAAGTATTTTGTATATGTAATAATAGTTTACTGTTTCATCGTATTTAATATCTAATCCTGATTCTAATAGTCCGTGAAGTTTTAAGTACATCTCCTGAACTAAGTCCT